TTCTAATCGTAACCCACCAACCGGTAGCGCCCTCGCCTGGATTCGGTAGCGTGGTCGTGTAAGGTCGCGAAGCTATTAACGGAACGTTAGCGTCATTGAATCCAACGACAACCCATGTTTGAGTACCACCAAGCTCGTTGTATTGACTCAACGGCGGCTCAATGTATACGCGCTCCCGCGCCACTTCTGAAATATCCACAAAGACATAGGAATATGTGTAAATGTAGTCGACTTTATCATCATCTAACCACACGACTTCTGGCTCAGAGTCTTCTAAGAGAATGGCGTCGATATTCCGCTCGGCATCTTGCGTGACAGTGTTTCGACGTCGCATGTACAGAATTTTTGAAGCATGGTCTATGTAGAATTCCGCGTTGTACCTTATTTGGAACGCCTTCAGCAAGTCGGCAAGGCTCATTGCAGGGTCAAGCTCAACGATTCGCCCCTCATTGCCCGTCGGGGGATTGCATGCCGCGCCCGGCCTGACGCCTCTAATTTTACGCGTTGCGTACGTGGTTAAGTCGAAAGATTGATAAATCGTTCCGCCCATCGAAAGGTTTAGCGTGTTCGTCAGAACGTTGAACACACCCGACAAAGGAATATACCCGTCCGCGCCTTCGTATTGGAACCAATACTGCTGTTGTGCAGGGTCAAACACTTTCTTTATGTCCGCCGCTCGTTCCCAAAAGATTTTTGTCTTAGCAAATGCGTCAAACTCGCACCAGAGCGAGTCGAGTTTGAACGTTGTCGAGGAAAGTTTGACTTCTCCGCGCCATGCAATGCGCCACTCCAATGTATCGGGATTGATAACGTAAACTCGCACTTCCCACCGTGTTGTTGCCGTACTGTTTGCAAAGATGTTCGAGAACGTGCCATCTATGTTTGAGAGTCTTAGCCTCAAGTCTCCATGCTTCCGCTCGAAAGCTTTCCGCTCTAAAAGTTCCGTGACTTCAATGTGAGAGCGTGCGTCCAAGTATTTTTCGAGTCCGGTATAGACTTGGTTTGGGTCTGCCAAGTTCTCAAGGTGTAGGCCTAAGTCGTACCGTTTCACGAGCTTCGCTCCCGTTCAAATTCCAAAGCCTCCGGTAGTTCCTTGCGCAGGAACATCTTCCCGTCGATGAATTCAACCTCGCCGCGCAATGGCTTGGCCACTTCCTGCCGAACCATTGCCGTTTCTTCGGCTACGGCTTGCACCCTTTCGTTAAGTTCCTGTATGCGGTCAGCTATTGCATTGAGAACGTCGAGCGTCCTGTCTCCCGTTACCATGCGCCGCACCTCGGCAACGAATTCCGCTGTGAGGGGAAGAGGAGAGCCGCCTGCATTCTTGAATTCTCTGAACGTTGCAACAAGTCCGCCGATGGAACCGCCGCCCGCTCGAAATGTTAATTTCCCTTCGTTTATTGCCTTACCAAGAAAGGCGTATCTCGGAGCCACAACCCGCTCGCCTGGAGCTAAGAGTGCCACCCCGTCCGTTCCCCGAATTCTGAACGGTACGGAGTCGCGGCCCGGAATGCCGCCGGACACTTCCATTGCGCCAACCGAATCGAGAATATCCGCATGCCGTCGTGATTGCTCGGCATTTACCACGTAGGAACCGCCTGCAATCTCACCGCCTTCCTCGAATAGTCCGAGAATCGGTAGGAACGATGCAATCACACTCAGGGGGTCACCGCCTTCAAGTCCGAGATTGGCTCGCTCCAATGTTTGCGCTATTTGAACGGCAATTTGCAACATGCGTGCGAATTTGGAAATGCCATCATCTCCAAGTGCACTCAAAGCCGAAGCAATCCGGTTTATTCCTTCGGCTGCAATCCCGTTCAAATAGAATTGCACCTCCTCCTCTTTGCGTTTCCTGAGTTCAGCTATCACAATAGCTCGCTCTTGTTCATTCGCGAACGTTTCCGTTGCCCGCTGTTCAAGTAGCCGATACCGCTCCTCTATCCGCGCAATTGCGGCATCTTGCTCCGTGCCGATGGCAGCAAGTTTTATTTCGTTCATTGCTTCAATGCGTCGTTTCTCAACGTCCTGCAAGTTCCTTTCATGCGCAAGGCGTAGATTCGCAAGCGTCTCAATGTCTCGCTTCCGTTGTTCCTGTTGTTCTTCATCTAATGCCCCAACGAAAGCAAGTCGTTCTTGCAGTTCCCTCGTCTCATCTGCAAAACGTCGTTCTTCAAGTGCCTTCTCGCGGTCAAACCGATTGGTGATAAGGTTGACACGGGACTCCTCAAGGCGTTTGATACGTTCGAGATTTTGTTGCCGGAATTTCTCCGCTTGCGCCGTCAGTTCATCCGTTTGTGCCTTCAGAATCGAGCGTATCTTTTCCTCAATTTGCAAGCGCTCCAGTCTTGTCGGAGCGGATGCCTTTGCCGCATTCAAGCTATTGAGAAGTTCTTGCGTGGTTATCACGCCAAGCGAATGCTCAAGCTCCAGAAGCGTGAGCTTATCGCGAATGGCTTGGCTTGTGAGTTTTTGCAGGTCGAGTTGCGTTTGTAGGACTTCGGTTTCGTCTTTTTGTTTCGTGGCTATTTCAAGGCGTTTCTCCAACGCGGCCCGGACTTGTGCCTCGGTACCTTTGCCAAGTTCAAGTTTCTTTTGTGCAATCTCCACATCCGCCTTCGCCATGTCGAGAGACGACTTTGTCCTTGCCGCTCGCTCCCGTTCGATTCGCTCACGCTCATCAATCAACGCGGTGATTTGCGTTTGCGTCAACATTTCGTCAGTCAACAAGTCGCGGTTGCGTTTCAACGATTCTGTGATGAACAACAATCGCGCCTCTTGTTTGACGTACTCATCCGAAGAAGATGCAAGACTCCGGACAATGAGCCGGCTCGTAGCCACCGACTCGCTTTCGGCGTCAACTTTTTTCTTCAGCTTGTCCAAGACAAGCCCCAGCTTGTCACTTTGTTCCTGAATGCTTTTCAGTTGCAATTCGTTGAACGTCGTGATGGCCGTATTGTCGGTCACGGCCTGAGCGGTCAGTGCGCGGTTTGCGTCAAGCGCATCATTATTCGCTTCAAGTGCGCCGTGTGTTGCCGAAATAGTTTGCAACAAGGAAGTGTTTGCGCTCTCGCTCTGGCGTTCAAGGTCGAGCTTCTTCGCGAGTTGTTCGTTCAACGCGCCGATTGTTTTTACCGCCTGCTCAGGTGCTTCGGCCTTGAACGTTGCGTTGAGCGTCAAAATCTTTTCAGGATTCACCGATGCAAGCGCTCTGTCAAGGTCGGATTTCAGCCCTTCGACGTCAACGAGTAGCTTGACGCGTTGCTCCTCGTTCAATCGTTCCAACAGGTTGTCGAGTTTTGCAAGTCCCTCCGTCACCGCCGCGTTCGCCTCGTCATTCGTTTCCCGAAGCATAGAGATGAAGAACACACCCGCCGCAACGGCAATACTAATCGGGGTAGCCAACGACCCCAAAGTCGCGGCAAGCCGGCTCATGGCTCCGGTCGTTCGATTTGCAAGGTTGCCGATACTGAACAAAAGAAACTCCACCCCTTGCATGGTACCGATGCCTTGCAGCATCGCCACGTTCAAGTTGTTCGTTTCCCCAGCCTGCTGCGCGGTTCCTGCCGCAAGAAACGACATGCCGCTCGCGAGCGCCATGATACTTTGCCGTCCCTCTCCTATTATTCGGTCTTGTAGCCGTTGCTCCCTGAAAAATTGTCGGTACCTCTGCGAGAGATTATCAACACTTTCCCCGTGCGCCGCAAACGTTTGCCCCGTTGCGTCGAATTCCTTTCGCACGTCGGCAAGCCCTTGACGTACGCCTTGCCTGAATCCTTCACCGAACGATTGACTCGCCTTTGTTGCCGTGAGGCCAAAGTCTTGCAGTTTTGCCGTGCCTGCCTCCAGCTTCCGTTCGATGTCCGCCATGTCCGGAGCTTTCAGCTTGACGTTTGTCAAGTCCCCGATTTTCTTCGTTGAGACTTGTGCCGTTTGCACCGCCTGCGAGAATGCCGCGCGAAACTCCTTGTCTTCAAGTAGAAGTCGGAAAATCGCTTGCCCAAAGGTATTGTCAGCCACCGTGTGTCGCCCTTATGTTCTTTGTCATTAAGAGAATCCAATGAAGCGCCTCACCTCGCGTCAGTTTTAGGATTTCCTTGTACCTTGACGCGTCACCCTTTGACAGAAGATAGACAAAGTCTTCAGTTTTCAGTCGTTCCTTGCCATCTCCATACTTCAGCCCATTTTGGAATATGTATCGTTTGACTCCTGCGTCAAGCTGAAGTTCATCAGAAAAAAATTTTGCAACACACCCGCCGCCTGGCCTCTCGTCATACGTTTGAGTATGTCCCGCTTTTTTTCGCGCCGAAGAGCCATCCGGATTTTCCTCGCGAGTTTGTGCAGCACGGTTCGGTCGTCGAACTCAAGAAGTAATTCCATCACGTCGAGAACAACATCCCGTTCCTCAAGCATGTCGAAATAGGACACGATGGAGTGCTCAGAGAAGTTTTGAGCATCGTTGAGTCCAAGCCGATTGATAACCTCAAACAATGGGTCAGTCTCGGCAAGGGTATATTCCGATGATGGCTTTTGAATAAAAACAAAATTATCAACGACAATCTTTCGCAGTGGCACCTTCTCGGCGCCGATGATGGGTTGGCTTTCCACGTCACTCACCTGCAAGATATTCGCTCACCTTCTTGCCATTTATTTCCGAGTCGATACCGTTGGCAAAGAATTTCCGGAGCGCTTCGGCTCCGCACTTCTGCATTGCGTATGCGACTCCTTTCCGTGTCACGATGAAGTCGAACCCGTTGATTTTCTTGTCCATGTACGGAACGGCTTCTTCTGGAATAGCCGCCTCGCCCAAGATTTTGACGTTTGTGTCCATTGCTCAACCTTTCACGAAAATGAGTTGATAGAGAGGGGGAGCCGCGCGGGCATGCAATTCTGCAAGCCCGCTGTTCGGTCAGGCTCCACGTTGTCAGGTTTCGGCACGGCTCCAATACTTGCCCGCCGGAATGTCCATTGCCGATGCCGTTTTCTTCTCGCTCGGCAAGGTGTTGTTCGGAACGCTAATCAACGACTCGTTCTTGAGTACGTCGATTTCGACAGGAACAACGGTAACCTGTCCTTCTTGATATTTCAGGTCGATTTTCGGCAAGATTTGGCAAATGCCGAAGACTTTCTCCACGACTTTGCCGCCCGCCATCGGGCTTTCCTGAATGTAGACGCGGTAGTATTTCCCCGCGACTTCATCTGCAAGCATGTCGAGGATTGCCTTGCCCCGTTGCAAAAGCTCGGCCTTTATCGTGATGGTTCGCTTGTCGAGAAGCGAAGCCACAAGGTCACCGTTCTCAGCGTGTACGAGAATTTTTTGACGGTCGTCAAGAATCTCGTGCCCTCGCACGTGGCCAAGCGAGTGGTTTGTGTCGGGAGTGCCCAAGTCCGCACCGGACTCCTGCACTTCGCGGATATAGATGATGTTCCCACCACCTGCTCCGACTTCCGCCTTGTTCTTTGTTGTCGTGATAGGCATAGGTTAATGCCCTCCCTGTGTGTGATTGTTGAAGTGAGTTTATTGTTGCAGCTTCAAGGTCATGTCAGCCCGATGGCAAAGAACGTCGCCGAACATGAACAAGCCGGAGCTTACAACCTGAATCGGCCACGACTTCGTTACCGTTCCGCTCATGCCTAAGAAGTCTTCAAACCGAAACTTCTCTTGAATCCGGTCGAGAAGTTCCTGAAAATCGTACTCGCTTGGTTGCTCCTCATCATCATCGTAGCCGTAAATGAGCGTGATGTTCCATGTCTCAATCCGGTCAACCGAAGTGAGTTCAGAGTTTTCGCTCCGCCCACCAAGCGGACTTTCTTGTTCCTGCGAAGCGTAACGAGAGAAGAACACTACCGAGATGATTGCCTTGTCGTTCACCTTCACCTTGAAGCGGTCAAGGTACGTCTTCCAATCCGCCGAATAACGCGGAAAGTTGTACACTTTGCCAATTCCCTGCACATTCGACAAAAGCGTGTAAATCCTGTCACGTATCAAGGCATAGTTCATGCAAGCCGCTCCTTGACTTTCGCCCAGAAGTCGCTTCGTTTTGCAAGCGTTTCGAGCGTGTCAACGTTGTAGATGAAGTCCCTGAGTTGATACTCCAGTCCAAGTGACTGCAAGGCGTCCCGCACAAAGTGACGTGGCCGCATGCCCGTTTGTGCAATCGAAAATTGAACCGCCCGCGCGATTTTCGTGATAGCTCTGTCCCGTGCGTCAAGGTTCCGAATGCGTGTAAATTGCCGCGTTGCCTTGCCCGTCGGTTTCGCCTTGCCGCCTTCAAACGTGACGCCAACGGCAATCACGTTCAATTTATTCTCTACCCATCGCTTGATAGGTTCGAGAGGGGGGAAGTGCGGCCGCGTGCCGAATTCCAAATAGTCGCCGTGTTCAACCGGAGTGCCAACCCGAACCATTATCTCATTCGATTGGTTAGGCACCTGCGAGACGGCGTACGAACCCGCCATTTGCCCCGTAGTGATAGCCCCGATTTCACGTATGCGCGATTTGATTCTCCCCTCAAGTTCCGCAGCCGCCGCAAGGATTTCCTCAGTCAATAGCTCGCGGACAATTTCCGGAACCCGCTCGATTTTGTCAGGCTTGATTTGAGTTTGTACCGGCATCTTGTTCCTTCATGCGCGAGGCGATATAGTCCTTTATCAACAGTATGTTCGTTGGAATAGTCGCCATCATCAGCTTGAACACCGACTCTGGCATTTCTTCTTTGAAAACGGCGAATTTCATTAGTAAAGCGCAGTTTGTAAACGTCAACGTGAGCACGATAATTGCCCGAACCGTTCCCGATGGCAGCCCCAAAGGTTGCTCGCTATTCCAAAAGCTCATAGAGTTACCCTCCGCCTCGGATGAAAAAGAAAATCCCGCCCATCCAGAGTAGTGTCCACGTCCACGTCAACGATTGCCGCCGCCACCTGCGTGGTAGGCTCCTCGGAACCGAACACCATTTGCGTGTACCGCTTCAAATAGTTGCGTGCAAGTTCCGAGTATTTCCGGCTTTTGTCTTGGTAGTTCACCACGTCGGCGTTTATCGTTGCGTCGCTCGACGGAGCGTACGCAGCCGCGAGAGTAAGGCAGCAATTCGCCGCCGCCAAGTTTGTGATGTTCGCGAAGTGTTCCGCAGTGTCCGGAAAGTTTTGATACTTGCCACTTACTGCCTTCTCGAAAATTCTCGGCTGGTAGGTGAATTCGACGTTGATATATTCAGAGCTTCGAGCTATCCTCCCAACAAGTTGCAATACAAGATTCGAGCCGTCTTGCGCCGTTCCATCATCGACAATTTGCCACTCGGTCGGTTCGAGCGTGAAAAGACTTCCAGTCCCCCAAGGTGCGTGCACACTCACAACACGCGAAAAGCCGATTTCGTACAAGTCACCTAAGAGTGTGAGCGGATAGATTGACGTGTCGTTGCCCTGCAATCGTTTGAACACCTTGAAAGGTTTTTCTTTGCCGTATTGTGTGACGGCAGCATGTAAAGCGCTAACGATTGCCTCGTGTGATAGCTTGCCCGCATCATCCGATACCTTTAGCTTCACCTCGTCAACGTAATTGAGAAACGTCCGACCTGTTGGCGTTGCTTTATATCGGCTCAAGTTTTCAACGTCAACGAGGAACACCTCCTTGCCCGTTTTGCCGACTGCGTACGTCCACTCGACAATCAGTACATGCGGCTCTACGCCGATGATAGTTCCGTCGATTATCACGTTGTCGTTTGCCGAAAGGTGGAGCTTGAAATTTCCCGCCGCGTCCACCTCTCCCCCGTTGGCATTCTTAATCGTTTGAGCGTTCCGCCCGTTGATAATTGCGCCGGAAGTCTTGTCGTATAGCGTCGCCGTGAGCGTGTCAACATCGGCAAGTCCGAGGGGTGCGCCGTTTTCATCCTTCAGCACTCCGGTCACAAGTGCCGACGACTTTTCCTTTACGTTCATTCGCATGTCAGTTCATCACTTTCGTGTTTGAGAGTTTCGATTGACGCATTCGCCCGTGCATTCCACTTTCAGAGAACGCCGCGCCGCTCAAGATTCCCGTTCGTTCAAGCGCTTCAAGTTCCGACTTCGTGATGTTCCCGTTTCTGAGTTTTGCCTGCAAGATTTTTTCATCTTGCAGTGTCACAAGAGAAAGCGAGATAACGCCCAACGATACACTTTTCCCGTCAAAAATGAAGTGCCCAAGTCCAGCCTGCAAAAGCCGAGCAACGAACAACTCTGCATCGTGTTCCGACAAGTCGAATGTCCCAAGCCCCGGCACGATAACGCGATTTGCGCGCAGGAATGCGCCCAATCCAGCAAGCGTCATGGTTCCCGTGCCCGTCAGAAGTTGGCGCCCAGCAATAAGGCTCAACGGTACACCTGCAAGGTCAAACTCACCTCGAACGGTAGGCATACGCCTTGCAACGTACAGGCCGCCGTTTGGTGCAGTCAGAACAAAACTGCCTGCGAGAGCGTCGAGCTTCAGCCCTTGTCTGCCGATGAACAACGAAGCGTCGTATGCCGTCAGTAGGAACGTCCCCGATACCGCTCGGCACAGTCGGTCAGCCTGTACGTTGACGGATTGACCCGTCAGCACATAGCTTCCGACAAGCGCCTCGACTCTCCGCCGTGCCATCACCTCTGCCGATTGCCCTGTCAGTGTGTAGCTCCCCGCTTGTGTACCAAGCGAACGGGAAGCGCTCAGGCCTGCCGCCATGCCTGTGATGATATAGCTCCCCACTTGCGTGCCAAGCAAACGGACAAGACTCAAGCCTGCCGCCGTGCCTGCGAGCGTGTACGCCTCCGCCCCGGCACCAAGCCTGCGGAACGCCCTCAATCCTGCCGTTTTCCCTTCCAACGTATAGCTTCGCACCTGCGCACCAAGCGAACGGGAAGCGGTTAGACCTACCGTCAGGCCTGTCAGGGTATAGGTTACGGAGATAGCTTGAACATAACGCGAAACTCTTAACCCCAAGCCTTGCCCTGTCAGTGTGTAGCTTCCGACCTGCGCACCAAGACGTCGGGAAGCACTTAGACCTGTACTTTTCCCCGTTACGGCATAGGAACCACTCCCCGCCGTGAGTGTATAGCCCGCCGTCGGCGGTTTGAGTTCAAAGCCGATGGCCACACACGCGCTAAAGTCAAAGGTCGCGTCGATTGTTTGGTCAGCGGACTTCGTTTCAATGCGGCAGCGGATTTTATCCCATGAGGAACCTACTGCGAGCGCCGTAACTTGCGCAAAACCCGAACCAAGTTCCGGCATCCATTTAGTATTGAACGCCCCAATCACCGTCCCCGTCGGTTCGGTCGGCAGGGTGACGGTCAACGAGCCATTGCCAGAAGTTACGGCAGTGGCAAATTGCTTTATAGGGTCACCCTTGTCAACGTTGTCAATCTCTAACGCTATGCCTGCCGCACGATAGGGTGCCGTGCCAAAGGAAACAGTCACGACCCCCGTCGATGGCGTCCCTGTCCCCTTGAAAAGTGCAACGGCCTGCTGGTCGGTCTCCGTTTCAATCGACTCCGCTACTTTTGTCCATGTCAAACCGCAGCCACTGAGTGCCACGTTCGGCGTCGCTCCGGCATGGAACCAAAACACGACAACAAGCTGCGCTTTCTGAGCGTCGGGAGTGCGTGACGGAAAGGTGTAGCTTGATTGTGACGCGTCCGTTTCAAACTTGCTTGTCACCCAAGCATGAGGAACAACCTGAGAACGCAGCTCGATTTGCCACATAACCCAAGCCGCGCTCGCTCCAGTGACGGAAATGTTTCCAGATGAAGTCCCCGCCGCCGACATTGACTTTGACCCGTTAGCGTTCGACGTCGCTTCGGTGTCAGAACCATTATCAACTTCTTCAGTCCAACCCGTCGGCGTTGCAAGTTCAGTGTTGGCCGCCGCCGCGTCAATATAAATCACGAGCGAATTGTCAGCGGTCGTGACTATTCCATTGCAGCTATGCGTCGAACTTGTACCCGCGTTGACGTTCACCTCGCCGCCGAGTAAATCCGTTGGGTCAAATGTTCCGCTATATTGAATCACTTGAGCAAAACAGGCTACGGATGAAGTGCCAACCGTGATAGCCGGAGCGGTCTCCGACCCGTCCACTCCGCCCTGCGTGCGTCGATACACCCAGAGCGAAACAGTCCAAGCCGTGCCGCTATTTTGTTGCGCAAATTTTGTCCAACCTGCCGTCGCGCAGGTATGAGCAAAGTTATTCTTTGAGCCGGCTACGGCAATAAGTAGGTTTCCGCTTGTGCGTGACGCTGGCAAAGCCGGAGTAAGTGACGTTGCTCCGCTGCTGTTTGCGCGCGTCCCCGCGTTAACGTAGCTCGGCATTTACTGTATCGTGAAGACTCCGTTTGTGCCGTCAAAGTCTATCGTGAACGTCTCGCCATCGTTCAAGGTGATTGCGCTTCCGTAGTCGTACCATCCGATGAGCTCCTTGTTTGCCGCTGTATCGTTGTAGAGTATAACATAACGGAACGCCCCGATGGAACCACCCGATGCCGTGATTGTCACGTCCGTGAGTACGAGCTTGTAGATTCCACCCGTTTGTGCGGAAGACACTTGTGCAGTTTGCACTCCGCCCGCAGGGTAGCCATGTCCTGCGGCTATTTCCGTTATGTCAGCCTTCACGGTGTTCGTTGCGCTCGGTGCGGTGTTCGACAACATCACCTTGAGCGTGTCCGCCTCAAGGTTGTGTTTTTTTTCCGCTACGGCTTCAACGAACGAATTGAACTTATTGAAAGATGCAGATGGCATTTGCGCGTGCCCTTCTCAGTGTGATGGAATGAAAGAAAGGAACAAAGTGCGGCAACCGTTTTCAGTCAGGTTGCCGCTTTTGTCTTGTCGCTTTAGGCAACGATGGAACCGTCGAACGCTCGGAAGTCGATGATATTGCCGCCGTACTCGTGACGGATTTTGTACGTCAGTTTGTCGTTTGTAAACCACGAACCGACGTTGGCAACGTCGCTAACGAAGAGCTCGGGGGTTTCCTGTCCGTTGATAAAGCCGATTTCGATGCCGACAACATCCTCCGGTCGTGCCACCAACACCCAGTCATTGCTGTCAGTCCAATAGTCAACGACTATCGGAGCCATGTTCTGCTTTTGCAAGAACGTGGGCACGTTGTTGTATTGTCCCGCCGCCGGAGTCAGCAACGTGTCAGCTACCGCCTCAAGGTCAGAAGGTACCACCAAGTAGCCGGCACGGATGCCAAGCCGCTTGTTGTTGTCCTTCATCGTTTGCTTTTTCATGCGCAACCGTGCCGCAGCCAATGAAGTTGCATCGAGCGCCGCAGTACCCATATTCGCATGCGTAGCGTGATACAGTGCGAGCGTGTCGTATATGGTCGGATTGACGGCAGGCCTGATGAAGTCGAATACAAACTCGTGCAGAGTTTGCGCCGCCGCTCGCGCAAGGCGTGTCGGAATCTTCTGTATGGCGCCCACGTCGTCATTCAAGATGAGCTCGCGCGTAATATCTTCCGTCCCGCCACGAGTTGCCGGCACGTAGGTCGCCTCCTCATCGGTCGGACTCGTCAAAGATTGATAAGGCTGCGCCTCCGGCCTGATGGGTAAATTCGGATAGCCGCCATATCGAATCCGGTGTTGCGTTTTGAAGTCTCGCAGTGGTACCACGTCAACGAACGTCCGCCATGCGTCAAGCCCCATTTGGGTATAATCCCGAACGAGCCTCTTGTTCATGGCGTCGGCCACGACCTGCGCCCAATCCCCCGTCGCGAGAGATTCGGTCATGCGTGTCGATTTCGCTTTCAGCCCCGTCACGTCAACGTCACCTGTGAATTGAATATATGCCTCCTTGAACGAACGGAACGGCGGAACGCCATGCAAAAGCGTTTTGCGCTCCTCAGCGGTCAGCGGTGCAATGCGCGAACCTTCCAAGAAAAAGCCATCAATTCCAAGTTTGATTTTGTCGATTTCGTCATGCCCCATGCGAATGTCAAGCCCGCCGGAGTTCGGAATCGTTGCAACGAATTTCGAGTAAGTCTCCCTCACCCGCTTGATAGCGGCATCGAGTTCCGACTCTTCAAAGACTCGAAGTGTATTGCCTTCTTTGAATTGCGCACGCACCTCTTCCTGCAAAGGAATCGGCAAGCGACTTTCCTGCAATTTTGCATTCAGCAATGCCGCGCAGGCTTGCCGCTTCATTGCCGCAAGCTCGGCATTCATTCTGTCCAACGATTCACGAAACTTTGAGTCATTCGGTTCCGGAGTCGGCGCCGGATTGGGCTTCGATTTGCCAAGTAGTGCGTCCACTCTCCGCAATGCCGCGTCTAAAGCGTCCTGCGTTCCGGCGGTTAACGCGGCACGGAATTCTTTGAGCTTCGTGTCAACAAGGTCTTCCGTCAGTTGCGCTCCATCGGGGAGATTCAAACGCGGTTGTGCCTTGTCCGCTTCGAGCAAATGAGTGAAAAGCTCATTTTCGTCAATTGCGCTAAGGTCGAGTTTCTTGCTCTCAAGGAATTGCGGATACAGAAGCAAGAAAAGCGTTGCGAGTTTTGTTTTCAACATGGTGTCTCCTGTTTGTGTGTGTTGAGATGCAGCCATTTTTACGATACGTCCGCCCGCCGCTCCACGTTCCACAATATCAACGTCGAATCGGTCAAAGCGTTCAGCTATCGGAAGCGTTTCACCCTCATAGCTTCCTTGATACGCCTTTCCTATTGCGTCAATTGATAGCTCGTACGGCAACGGCAAGTTGTTTTGAAACGTATGCAATAAGTTCTCTCTAAGCCATGCGCCCGACGGCAAGATATTGAGCGTGGCTTTCAACTCTGTTTCCGTCACGACGGGGTCTGTCAGAACGCCAACAATATCACGCGTCACCTTTTCGTTCGGGTTCCGTTTGTGCCCTCCAAGGTCACTCGTAGAGTTTGCGTATACGCGCGCTCCGTTGATTTTGTCCATCGACTTGAGCGCCGCTTCCTTCGTATAGACAAAATGCGGTGCAACCTGCGATTTGCCGAAGCGAAAAACAACGACCTCCCACTTCCAGCCTGGCTCCTTCCCTTCTTGAACGATTGGGCTCAGAGAAGACGCCGCCAAGAATTGTATTGCTTTCGTCTTCATGTTCAGAGCGTGACCTTTCGCAGTCCGGACTTTTCGCCGTGTACGAGAACAACCTTGCCCTTGACAGTTACCACTTTGAAAGTGTCGCTCAGTTTCGGAAACTGAGCCGCAAGAGCGTCCTGCAAGGCTTTCGCCGGAACATCTTTCAATTCGCCCACAAGTTTCACCTCTCCATCTTTTTTGTCCGGCTTGGTCTCTTCGGTGTCGGCCTTCTTCGTTGCGTCCGCCATGTTCGTGCGTCCTTTCTTTTGTTGTTTGAAAAAAAACGAGGGGAATGAGCGAACCAAAGGCTAAAGACGGGCAGGCCATTTGCCTTGAACGCTATTCCCCTCAGTATTGCCCTCATGATGTTGAGAGAGGGTCACGTACTTGGGTGTCCATTAGACACGGATAATATACTTCGCGCATTTTCTCTTTGCAAGGTTAAGATTTTGCAAACCTACCCACGACGGGGATGGCTTGGCACCTGCAATTGACAACCTCGCGCGCGGGAAGTATCGGGTCATGGGGTGCGAAAATCTTATAGATGCGCCCATCCTCTCCCTTCAGTTCAAACCTGCCGTTCGAGTCCACTTGTGTCCCGTCAAGTGCAAGGTGATTCGGTCGCGGTGCGCCTTGGTGCGAGTGCATCCATTGTTTCTTCAAGTCCGGTACTATTTGCGCGACTTGTTTGATTCGCTGCGCCGCCGAAATGTTTTGAACGCGGTTGACTTCCGTTCGGAAAATCGTCTCCGCTCTGCGTGCAATAGTTCGGAAGATACTTGGGTCTTTTAAGTTTTGCCCGATTGCACGAACAACGTCGAGTTGCCGCTTTTGCCCCAAGACGGCAAGGTCAAGTTCCTGAGTAATGCGGCTCCGGATTTCTTCGGTTATATTCGTTATGAGCGTTGCGCTGTACGATTGCACTTGTGCAAGCGTTTGCTCGGAAAGATAAGGAACCGCAACGCGCAAGTCCGCCCCGCTCACCGCGTTGTCAACGATTTGGATGCCCTTAATAAAAAGCCGCCGCTCATTTGCTGAAAGGTGTTCCGCAAAGCGTTTCTCGTACTCTTTGAGAATGAATGCAAGCCGTTGCTTTACGGCATCCGCCGTCCGCTTGTCGAGTTCGCCAGCTTCGATGATGGCAAGGACAATTTCCTGCCGGAGCTTGTTGACAAGCGCAACGAATTCCTTTGCGCCCGCATTCTCCGTCGCCGTCGCGGCCTTGAGCGTCGCGGAGATTTGCGCGTCAATTTTCCTGCGAGCGTGCCCCACGTCGTCAGTTCGCTACTATGTTCGCAGGTGGAGTTTGTGAATAAATCGCCTCGGCATCTCCCTTTGCAAGTTCGTCAAGGTTGCCGTCTATTGTTTCATTCGGGTCAACCTCGACTCCGAATTTGCGCAACATCCAACCGTCAACAAGTTTTTTTGCCGTTTCCTCACTCACCCATCCCTTATCGACGGCGTAGGTCAATCCGGTGACAAGTTCACGGAATGCAACCGTGACTTCCGACTCGTCCTGTTGGGTCAAGTCCACCATCGACACCTCGCAGTCAATATACTCATCTTCGGCAAGTTTCAATTGCCCTGCGAGTACGGCTTGGTCGGTGACAAAGTACGCCAACGTCTTGACTATTTTTCTCACATTGGTCTGCATGCGTTGAAGCATCCGGAGCGTCGGCTTGGCCATTTCCGATGCCGTTGCCTTGTTCGTGTCGCCTCCATGCCCAAACCACATGAGAGGAAAGCCTTTGCTCCCAACGATAAAGGTCATAAATGTCAGCATGCCCTTCTCAATATCCTGCGTCTTCAAGTCTGGAGAGTGCACTTGATAGCGTGCATTTTCGTTGTGAATTCTTATACTGCCGTTTCGCGGTGGGGTGATTTCCTGCGCCTTCGCCTTGAGTTGTTCCTCATTCAGTCCCTTCAGTTCAAGGTCGTAGAAAAACGAATTGCGCAACCTCACTCCCTCGAGGGAATCGAACAAAAACTGGTCGAACGCGTCGAGCCAATCCAACAGGTCAACGATGATGCCATGCCCGCGCGTTTGATTCACGACTCGGTTTATGCGAAAGTAGAACACCTCGCCCACTCGTTTTTGATAGGTGCGGCTATTCGGGTCAAGGTCTATGTTCACGACCTTCAGCGGAGTCAATTGCGTCGAGCTCAATCCCTGCACTTTCACTATTTCGATAAGGCGAACATTCCCCGCCGCCGGAACGACTTCCTTTACGTTCAAAGGGTCTATGTAGCCGATTCTCACACTCCCGTCTCCGGTGTACGTGCCGTCCGCGTTTTCTACGAGATTTACCTTGACGGGTAAGACAAGCTCGCCGTTCAAAAACAGGTCTTGAATAAATTGAGGCATGTCCTCTCGCAAATTGTTGACAGGGTCAGCCTCGAAGTCTTCCCATAATTTTTGCGCGTCGAGCCGCTTCGTGTCTATGTCCTGCCCTGCGTTTGTTCGCTTCTTGATTTTCACCTTGACCGCGAACTCGTCTCCGAGGCAAAAATCAACGAAGATTTCGATGAGCTTTTTTGCAATCGGGTTGCGTTTCCACATTTCAAACGACAGAAGCATTGCTCTATCGAACGCCAAGGGTGGCAGGTCGCGCTTCGCTCCGGTTAGGCGCCTGTACTCGTCTGCACGCGGGTCATTATCGAACGCGGTTGCGCCTGCCATGAAGTGAGAACGAACGGCACCGCGAGAAACGCGGTCGAGTAGGTTAGCGAAGAATCTCACAAGTTTGTCGTTCATCGTTGCGTTCCTTTCACCATGTTCGTTTCCGTTGCGCCTTGTACGCGTCCGCCATGTCAAAGCGTTCTGCATTCATCTTTGTCTCCGACACGGCAACACCTACGCCGCCGCGTGTGTTTCTTACCCAATTCCAATACACTGCCGCGTCCCCTTTGTTCGGTGAGCGTCCAAGCCGTTTCTTGAGTTCTTCTTTCTTCTCGATAGTGATTTTGCCGTTCCTTACAAACCACTGAGGCGTTACAAGGTCGGCATACAGTTCTTCATCATCCGGCAAACATATTCGCCCCGCCTGCAAGTCCATGCGCATTTGCCACCACATTTGCGCTCGCAGGTTTGCATAGCGTTCTTCTTGCATATTGCCGTGTTCATCGTACGTCGGCTCGGCAGGTTCCGCCGATAAAAGATTCGTGACAAAGCTCCCGTCTTCCTTGAGAGCGTTGACGGTTCCTGCTCCGACTCCGATGCCATCTATGCCGACTCGTGTCGGGTCTATTCTCTCGGCAATGATGCGCGCGTGTATCTTGTGTCCGAGTTGGTTAGCGTCAGGACATTGGAAGTCCTCAACGCGTTCAAGGACTCTGCCCGTACCTTCTGCAATAGCCGCCTTGTCTCCGGACTCCGAATTCGCCACGTCAACACCTAACGCCTTGCCGCCTTCGTACATTTCCTCAGTACGAACGCGATCCCTCGCCTCATAACACCACTCAAGTCGTATGAGCGAATTGACCGACTGCTCCGGTGAAATGCCTCGCGCTCGTGACATATACAGGGGATTCGTCTCGTCTCGGTATCGTTCTTTGAGCGTTTGAAGCCCAAGACGTGATTGCGCGCCTGCCACGAATTCCGGATTGTCAAGCACGACGTTCGGATGGTCAAAGCCCGAAATGCGTACATGTTCGACACGCGGCAATTTGCAAAACTCGTGGAGTTGGTCTTTTGCATGGTCGGGGTTGCCAAGCGCAAGGATAAGGTTGTGTGGAGCGGTACACGTGTTTTGGAATGCGCGCATTACGGCAGGTGCAATGCCAGGGGTCTCCTCGCAAATGATTAGCATATCCTTCGCGTGAAAGCCCTGAGCTTTCGTTGCCGATGCCTCAGCTTCTTCCGATTTCACTCCTGCCACAAAGCCCACGATTATCCATTGCTCCTTCATCGGAATCATTCGCAGCTTCAGGTTTGAAAGGTCGCCGATGCCTAACTTCGGATGCAGTCTCCCTATTTCCTTCCAAACATGGAGCGAAAGCTGCTCAGCTTTCGGCGCAATGGTCACTACAACCGAATCGGGGAAGCACTCCCAAAACCACAAAGCGATGCACGCGGCAAGGAACGTCTTGCCGCAACCGACTCCACTCTCAACACCTACCCATTTGCCTGCCGCTATTGCGGCAAGAATTTTTTTCAGTGGGTTCGGGGTGCCGTCCCATTTATGAGTTCGATATTCCTTCAACATCGCCCAATCAATTGTCTCCGGCCTCACGCCCAAGCGCTCTGTGATATACCGGAACGGGTCACGTTGCCATTCCGCTCGCCTTGCTAACGCGAGAAGTTCCTCAACGTCAGTCGCCCTCGGAACCATTTGCCGCAACCGTGACGCCAAGGCGTTCGAGGCGTTCGGCAAGCTCTTCGTACGGGTCTTTTGTCGTGTGCTCATGTTTGACGGTGCCGGAGTGTTCGATTTTCGTTTTGTCAGTCCAGCCCAATTGTTTGAGTGAGAAGATTGCCATGCTTGCGTTGAATTTTCCACGAAGCGCTCCCATCTCCAGAATGTACTCCTTCTTGGCCATTAGCCTTTTTATAGCGTCGGAAAATTCGGGGTGAGCGTATAGGTCTTGACGGTTTACGCGCTCGCGAAAAGCAAACTCCGCCAGAACGGGAAGCGTTGTCGTTTCGATGTAGTCTTCGAGCTTAGCCAAAAGCTCCGCCTTTCGTTCGGGTGTCCAGACACGAACGGGTGCGCCGCGTTTTTTTGGTGGGTGTTCCTGCATGATGCAACAATACGAAAATCACGCGGCTCGTTGTAGGTTAAGGTTTCACCTTCTGCGGTTCGGCTGTTGGAGAGAAAAAAAAGCCGCTCATTCCTGAGCGGCTTCTCACGCCATCGACTCATACGTTCATTCGTCTCGCTTCAATAGTCCGATTTCGATGTGTCCAGCAATAACGGCTTCGCCAATGCGTCCCTTGTCCATTGGGTTAATGCGAGGAGAGCCAGGAGCAAAAGCTAAGCGAATAACAAGCGCCTCGTCCCCGACCTGCATTTTGACCGTGCGCCTGTCGATTGTGACAGGCCTTCCGAGTATTTTCGCGGCTACGGCTGCCGTTTCGGGATAACCAATAGTTGACACGAATTCTCCATCTTCCGCCCAAGCATGCGCCTCGTCAGGTGTCAAAAGAGAATAGGTGTACCGGCCTGGCGCCGTCACTACCGCAGAATTCAAAATATATCTCATGGCAGAATGTCCCTCGCTTACTTTTTCTTTTTGTCGGGAATACACACCGCGAATGCGTAATTGTACCGGCCTTGCCCGTAGCCGATTTGGATTCTCGTTTGCTTGTTGACGTACCGGATGCTTCCGACTCCGCCGCTTCCCATCGGTAGCCACTCGACTTTGTATCCCATTTTTTCGAGCTCTTTCTTGCGGTCGGCCACCTTCCAGTGTGAATTCACGACTTTCATTATTCGGTTCAGGTCTCGCTTTGTCATGTTGTACCTCGTTTTGTTTTGTGAGTGTGTAGTTTTCTCGGCACTGTTCACGTTTATGGCTGACTTCCCAAGGCAGATTCATCATCGACGTTGCGGTAGCTCGCTCCGTCGATTTCTCTTTTACCATAGGCATCTCGTTCGAGATTTTCTCGAATCAGTTGCATTGCGTCTCTGTGTGTCATTGGTAGTACCCTCCTTTTTTTTCGCCGCCACTCGTGCGCGGGCGGTGGGCGCTTGTGTTTTTACTTTTCGATTTCGATGCGCAGCTTGCCGCCGAACTATAACCCACAAAATTCGCAGGCATATTCGATAAGTTCGTCTTCTTCCTCCGGTGTGAGTTTGTCAACAATTTCCTCGCTGGTCTCTTTGTCAAAGACAGATACTAAGTCGATGAACTCGTGTGGTGGGTAGTAATCGTAGAGTGCGACAACACGCACTTCGCGCTTGTCGAGGATGATTGCGTCAAAACTGTGCTTAATGGTTCTCATTGCGTTGTTCCCTATTTCTTGCCGCCTCATTGGTTAGTCGCCGGCTCGACGTTCATTGACGCAAGTATGTTTTCAATTTCCTGAAGTCGCGCAAGTAGTCGCGCGCGTTCTTCGAGCAATTCTTTTTCCGGTGCGTTCGCGTTTGCAAACTGTTTTTGAGCGTCGAAAACGCTGTCGCTGTCGTCGAATAGGTCAAACGTGATACGTTCAGCGTTCTTTTCCGTGACAAGAGCATAAAGCCTGCGCGGTGATTTATTGCCGCCGCTTGTGTAGTAGTCCGCGCCGAATTCCACTGCATCTCCGACCTTCAAGTCCGTGACAAAGTAGTAGAATTTGCCACGTGCTTTTTGCACAAAGTTCCGGCTCAATCCCGACGGCGACTTCGGGTCTATCTCTATAACTGCAAGCCAATTGCGTCCGCGTGAATGTGTTTCGTAAATCGGCACTTCAGTCATTGCGTCCTGTTCGAGTTTCGACGTGAAAGTTTTCTTTTCCATTTTGCGCCTCTTTGTGTTTGGTGAATGATTGGTTTGAGTGATAGGCCGCTCATTATCTGAGCGGCCTTTGCTTTTTCAGTAGTAGTGGTCTTCGATTGTCCCATCAGGAAAAACCACTTCGTCAGCCGGATATGTGTACATTTGCTGCTGTCTATAATCCACGACTTGCGGTTCGTAGCCACTACCATATAGGGGTCTACGGATGAACACGTATTGCCTTTCTCCTGTCATTTTTGCCCGCTGCTTTGCAATCCGAATGCCTTCTCGTCTCGCCTGCTCAAATGTCATGTTGTGCCTCTTTTTGTTGGTGAATGATTCAGTGAATTGCTGTACTTAACTTAATACATGAACGCGCCCATTGCAAGAGAAAAATTGGCAGTCAAAACTCAATTCCAACTTGGAATCGCCTTCCGTGAGTGTGTCAGAGATGCAGGCACAAGACTTTGATTTTCCATCGGTTAAGTTCTCGGCACTCCTTCTGGTCTCAAGTTCATGCCTCCCGCTAAGGCGTTCAATCGTTGCCGTAAATCATCTCGCTTTATCGTAAGGTGCAAGTGGCCGTTGCGGAAGCAAGCAAAACGAAAGTAGGTCGTTTCGCCTCGGCCTGTTTCGGAACATTCGATTGCTTCGTACAGTTCGCCATAATGCGTCGGCACCGCTCCTCGTCCGTCAAGCAGGTGAAACACATTGTCGAGCGCTCGGACTTCCGCTCGAAAGTTATACCGAATCCGATAGCCTGAGCGCATGAATTTCCGCTCAACCACTCCCGTCAGGATAACTCTCCGGCCTATCTCGAAGCGGTCGTTTGTTTTGTATTGCGTGCCCCTCGGCCTTAGCCAATCGAACACCTCTTTGACCGCGTCGCTCATAAACGCATCAACATTCGTTGCAAACGATTTCATCATGTCGATGATGCGCTCCTCGGTCACATCTGGAAGTGCGGAACCGTCCGGCATGTTCCCCGTCTCGAGCGCATGGTCTAATTCTCGCGCCCGCCTCACACTCAAGAGTTTCCGCAACTCCATTCTATCAATCAATGCAGCCCACGCCTCTGCCTTCATCCGGTCGATGATTGAATCGGGTTCATCCGTTCTGAGCTTGTCGCTCGAAACAGAAAAGCGGTACGTATCACGAAACGCTGTACGAAGTTCCTTCTCGGCCTGATTGAGTAAAGCGCAAGCCTCAAGAATTCGTTTCTTGTTCCGTTGCCACGTTGCCGCAAGCTCCGCAAGCGTTTCCGGCTTTATCAATTCCGTGTTCGTGTACATGGTTTCCCCGTTCATTCAAATAGCTCGGATTGCATTTCATCGGTTCCGCCGCGTTCTTTGCGCAATAGCGTTTCCTTTGCGCGTTCTTCGTACGCGTCGGCAATTTCAGGTTCGGGGTGTAGTTTGATTCCATCCGCAAAAAAGTGTTCTACACCTCGACCCATGCGTCGCCCCTCAAGGGTGTGTTTGTCCAGAGCGAACTCCGGAATGTCACGTCGTTCGTGATTTTCAAAGAACGTAATGAGTGCATGGTCAACGATTCGCGACTTCTTTGCCCTACAAAGTAGAATGATTGCATGCACAAAGTAGAGTCGTTCCGGAGCGTGCTTTTCGTCTTTCTTCTTCCTCTGGTCAAGCCAATTGTCGTACAGTGCGCGAATCGTTGCTGGTAGGTAGGGTTCAGCAATTCCAATATCTTCGCTTGTGATGATTCTTAGACGTTTCCAAGCGTACTCCGCGAAATTGGATTGATAAAGCTCTACTCCCCAATGTAATGCGTCTTCTTCAAGGCCGCGTCGTATAGATTTTTGAAACGCACTTGCCACGTGTGCAAGGTCGTGGCCTGCAAGTGTTGTCGCTTTGTAGTATGCCATCGGTTTCCCTTTCACTTGTTGTTTTCGTTGAAGCGTTTGACCCTATATCGTTCCCGAGCTTTCCAAATTGCCTCTTGAATAGTGCACCAACCGAACGCCGCCAAGCCAAACTCTACACCTCGCTCTTTCGCCGCCGATTTGACTTCCTTTATCGTTCTCACGGTTATGGTTTCCTGAGGTTCAAACTCACGGAACACTCTGAAAATGCCGAACGTGCAAACATAGCCGCTATCTGTTTGTGTTACGTCGATTACTCGCATTTTGTTTTCCTCTTGCTGTTTGTGGTGAATGATTCTGTGAATGAGCGGCCAATCCGTCGATTGGCCGCCCTGTTTGTTTCATTTCAATCCGTGGTGGTACCGTTCGACTGTTCCGTCCGGATAAATAGCCGCGTCCGCGCGTGGTTCACACAATTGCAAGCGTTCCCAATCCATCACGCGGGGCTCCCACCATTTCCCGACTCTCCATGCAATAAGAAACTGGACTTCGTTTTTCTGTTTTGCTTGTTGTCGTGCAATCCGAATTCCCTCGACAATTGCTTCGTGGTACGTCATGTCGTGCCTCTTTTTGTTGGTGAATGATTCAGTGAATTGCTGTACTTAACTTAATACATGAATGCGCCCAATACAAGAGAAAAGTTGGCAGTCAAAACTCAATTCCAACTTGGAATTGACTTCCGTGAATATGTCAGAGATGCAGGCACAAGACTTTGATTTTCCATCGGTTAAGTTCTCGGCACTCAATTAGGTATATGAAAATAGTTCCATTTGGTTCGCTTCAATCTCCCGCTCGAACATCGTGCCTCGCAGTTGTTCGCTCGCCGGAATGTTTGACGTTTTCGCCCCTTGCCGTTTGAGTGTCCTTTGCGTGTGAATCAATACGCCTTGCATTCCCGCCTCCGTGTCAATCCAATGTTGCGCCTCGCCCGCCAGAGTTCGTGCGTTCGTTTCCGCATGGTCCGCGCTCGCTTCCGGCGTCGGCTTCGGTTCCGCATGGTCCGCGCTCGCTTCCGGCGTCGGCTTCGCTTCCGGTATCGGGTTCGGTTCCGGCGTCAACGTTCCGGCTGGAAGCAATTCCAAAATGTTCATGCGTACCGCTTGGGCTGCCATGTAGGTTATTCCGAAGCGTTCTGCATCGGGTTCGGCTCCGCCGTTCAAGGCAAAAGCAAGGTATGCGCGAGCGTAAAGGTGTTTGCCCGTGTGTCGAATCTTTTTCACGTAAAGTCGCGCAAGGTCAATTGAACGTTCTCGGCCTCGCCTTTCAAGTCGTGTCGTGTTTCCGTTTCTTCGTTTCATGGTTCGCCTCTGTTTGTGGTTAAGGTTTATATTTTCTTTCCCATCGGTTCATTTCAGCAATGAGTTTTTGCCGCAAGTCGTTCCCATCTTCAAGGAAAAGCCAGGGCACTCCTTCGTTGACATGCAGGACAAGCGTGTCCCAGAGCGCCGGCTCATCGTTGTCAACGTCGGGAATATCTCCGCCAAAGTAGAACAGTAGAGGAAATTCGTTCTCATCGTTCACTTGATACATTCGCGTTGGCGTCTCGCCAAGTTCCTCAACGCGTTGTTCCGTGACAACATCCGGTTCCGCTATCAAAACCGACCGCTCTCTTCGCGGTTCCTTCACTTTTCCAGAAAGGCGGAAAAACTCCGCCTTTGCCGTCAACGGGTTTGTTGCAATGATGATAACTTCTGGCTCCCGCAATCCACCTGCGAAAAAATAGGCTTTCAAGTTGACGTTCGTATTGGAGTTCATGGTCGGCCTCCTACATTAGGCCGCTTTCTGCCAAGGAAACGATTTCGTTTCCCGCAAAAATAACATGATCCAAAACGTCAATACCGAGAATTTTGCCGGCGTCAACAAGTTGTTTCGTGAGCCGGATGTCTTCCGCCGACGGCGTCGGGTTGCCGGATGGATGATTGTGTGCAATGATGATGGAAGCGGCTGCGCCAAGTATTGCCGTTCTGAACACTTCCCGCGCGTGAGCGAGTGAAGCGTTCAAGGTTCCCTCAGAAACTATATCGACAACCTGTACTGTGTTTGACGTTGACAAAACGAAAACGACAAGCCGTTCGTGTATCAATCCGTCAAACAGGAAAGCGAATTGCTTCATGTCTTCGGGCCGCGAGATTTTTGTTCCCTTGCGGAATCCTTGCGGTACGTCCTGAACGTCTTGAAAACGCCACACAATTTGCTTCAACGCGACATTCCGGAATTTCACGGGTTTGAATGTTGAGGCTGGCATTTTGTTTTCCTCTTGCTGTTTGTTGGTGAATGATTCAGTGAATTACTGTACTTAACTTAATACATGAACGCGCGCAATACAAGAGAAAAGTTGGCAGTCAAAACTCAATTCCAACTTGGAATTGACTTCCGCGAATATGTCAGAGATGCAGGCACAACACTTTGATTTTCCATCGGTTAAGTTCTCGGCACTCAATCGAGAGAAAAAAAAAACGCAGGCCGCCGGAACGGCCTGCGCTCAAGGATTACTCAGAAAGCGCTCATTTCACGCCATTGTCAAACCGACGCGTGTGTAACGTTGCTCGCTTCATTGGCAACTCTAACCATAGCGAAGTTTTGTCTCTGTCAATTCTGCCCTCAGTCTTAATCGGTGCCTTGAGTCGTTTCCCTATCTCGAAGAGATACGCCGACTCTTCTTGATTGTCCGACACCAACCGCAATAGACACTCGCGGTCATTCTCGTCAATTGCAAACCAAAGAATTTGCATTACCATTTCCTTTCTCTCGCGTGTACGTTGAATTGTCGAAAGATGCGCGCTCGAATATCTGCACTCGTATCGTTAGCGGAAGTCGGTGCCGTCATTTCCCAATGTCCGCAGGAACACCTCGCCCGCGCGTCGCGCAATGATGCAATCACAAGGCTGTGTTCAAATTCCTTGCTGTCTCGCGTTTTCCGTAAAACCCAACTCCGTGCATCGAACTCTATCTCAAACGAGTGTTGCGGAAGTGACGCAACAAACACAACCTTGAATTCCTGATATAGACGCAAGGCCGTTTCTTCATCGGTGACGTGCAGGAGTATTGCAAGCGCCGATTGAGCGCAGCCCGAACCCATGTACCCAAACGAAAAGCCGCTCGGTGAGTGATTACGGAGTTTCAACGACTCCGAGAGATTCACCTTCTCCCCGTCAATCGTGATTTCATGCTTCTCCGCATTGTAGCTTAGCTTCATGGCGTGGTCTCTGTTTTGGTGAGTAGAAGAACCGAAAGGCGAAAGCGTGCCGGCCTTCGCCTTTCGGGTTTGTTGGTTTGTCAGTTCAACATAGATACTGCAAGGTCAAACGCTCGCTCTTTGAAATTCGCTTTCGTGCCGAACCACATACTTTTGAGTTCTTCAGCTTCCTTGCGGTTCGTTCCGGCCACGTGGTCAGCGAATTCCGTTGCCGCGTTGTACGCTCCCCATAGAGTCCCCTTGGCAGAATCGAGATTTGCGCCAGCTCCTTGGTGTGCAAGCGCAACGATAAAGTCGATTTGATTTTCCTTGCGCGTTGACAGTTCCCTCTCGCCGTTTGCAACAAGTTTCGTTGCGTACTCAATGAGTTCTGCATCACTCAAGCGCTTCAAGGTCATTTTGTTGAATATCGACTCAAGCTGTTCGTACAGTTGATTCGTCAACCCAAGGATTTTGTGCGCCTCGTGCAATTGTGAGAGAGTTGTCTCCCTGTGCAAGATGTTGACTTGCATCTCGCTCCCTTTGAGCGCAGCGTTCAATGTATTATTGCACACTACACGGATTGGGGTCAGCTTCGCCTTGACGCAAGTTTTCCCGTCGTGCCCGTTAACGAGTAGAAGATACTTCTCGATAATATCTTCACCATTTAGTTTGATATAGCCCGGAAGTTTCGCCAAAATCCAAATGCGCTCACCCTTCCCAAGCACTCCAGCCGTGTGATACATTGCTTCACCCTGGCCTACGAGAGAGTCAAAGAATTTGAACGCGTCTCGATTTTGTAGTACTGTATATTTCCGACCTACAACCGCTAATGGCGTGTTCGTGTCCGTGCGTACTGTTGCAAAGTAGTTCTCGACGGGAATCGCTTGCCCAAGACTCGGGATTGCCTGCAAAGGCATTTTCACGACTTCATAATCCAAGCAAGCCGCCTCGATTGCTTCCTCTGCGGTCGCCGGATTTTCTAATCGTTGCCCAAGGGCGTGCCAAGGTGTTTCGCCGTAGTAGAACATCGAAACCTTGCCGTTCGCGTTTGTGTGCAGGTTGTGTGCCATAGTGTTTTGCCTCGTTTTTTTTGTGAGTGTATTAGTGAATTGCAATACTAAGATACAACACGAAGCTCGCGAAGACAAGAGAAAAGTTGGCAGTCAAAACTCAATTCCAACTTGGAATTGACTTCCGTGAATATGCCAGAGATGCAGGCACAACACTTTGATTTTCCATCGGTTAAGTTCTCGGCACTCAATCGAGAGAAAAAAAATTTAGAACGGCAGTTTGATAGAACGTTGGTACTCGTGTGAGGGTTTGCCGAAGTGGCTAAAGCCTCGGCCTCTCACTACATTTCCGAACATGCGTTTAAGAAACAAAAAGTCGTTCCGCTCGGTTTCTTTGTTCCGGAACTCCGCTTGTCCGCCAATGTTTTTGAACGTTGCAAGTTGCACCATGCCAAAACGCGTGTCGAAAAAAGCATAACGGTGATAAAACGCATTTATGAGCGAACCGAAGTAATCCTCTACGGCAATGGCTTCCTCATGGAAAAAGATATTTGAACCTTTCAACAGGCCGAACGCACACCCGTTGCAATAGCCCGTGAGCCGAAATGGCCTGTAAGGTTTGAAGCATCGCGCGTCGCTTACTGTCCCGAAGCCGAATAAGTACGCACCAAGTTCTTTCGCCATGTTCGCAGTTACTTGGATTATGTCGTATGCAAGCGCAGGCTCGACAACGGTCGGCAAAAGCGAGTATGGCGGAATGTACAAGCGTTGCATGGCTTGTATATCATCGTCGAGCATCATTACGTCGCCAAATTTTCGATATATCCAATTCCGTTTTGCGGCCAAGCCCCTCACGGTGTCGGGGTGCGTCACAATTTCGATGTTCGGGTTGTGCTGTTTGTACTCTTTCAATTGCGACTCCGGCACGCAGAGAATGCAATTTGCAACAGCGTCCTTTGTTCTCACCCTCGCTGCGCGTTTGTGTGACGGTATCACGACTTTGACTTCCATGATTGCCCCTTTCTGTTTTAGCCTTTATCTCGTGTGTTCCACAATTCCATGAAGCGGTCGTAAGGTATGACTCGCCCAAGTCCGAACATGGTCGACTTATATCCTTTCTCATGTCGGAGTTTCAACGTATCCGCCAAGTGTGTGAAGTCTATCTCGTTCTTGCAGAATATCAATACGTAGTCGTATCGTTCGCTGAATCTTGGCGTGATTGGATACTCTCCGAGTTCGTCTTTTGCAAATCCTTCATCTTCATCATCGACGAGTTTTTTCTCATTGAACGTCAAGTTGATTTCATCCATGAGTTCGTCAACGTCCAAGTCGAACTCCGCCATGTAGTCCATGAAACCTGAGCGGTTCACGTCGGCGTATGCCGAAGAGTACAACAGAACGAGCTTGCTCGCTTCTTTCTTGTTTGCGCACTCGATAAATTCGGCAGGGAGTTTCGCAGGAACGTTGTAGCCTGCCGCCTCGAGCTCGCGGAGTATAAGGCAACGATGGTACCCATCGAGGCAGTAAATGTCCTTGCCGTTTTCCCACACCTTGAACGTTTCGAGGAAGTGGTTCCGGATGATACTTTCTCGCAGTCGTTTCTTCAGTTCCGGCGGAAACGTTTTGAATCGGTCACTCTGAAGGAATTTGAACTTGCGCCAATCGGTCGGTTCCGTTTTCACGACTCTGCTCTTGATTTCCATGTTGTCGTTCATCGTTCTTCTCCTGTTTCTGTTTGTAAATCCCAAGTCGGTAGTAGTTTTGCCGGATTGTCTCGAAGCTCAAGAACATTTCCGCCGCGACTCGTTCCATTGCCGCCTCCAGCGGTAGCCGCTTCCTCAGTTCCTGAACCTTGCTGCGTATCGCTTCTTGACGTTTCTTTGTTGTTTCTTTCATGGTTTCCCCTTTCGTGATAGTCACGTGCGCGTTTTGATTTTGTCCACATTCCGTATCGAGCAACAGTCGCGAACAGTACAACAGAAGCGCCATCTCGTTCACGGTGTTTCGTATCTTCCGCCCTTTCTTTTGAGATTCCATAGCGCCTCATCACCTTGTCGAGAACAAGCGAACCGCTTGCGTAATAGCGCCCGTCCAGATTCCCCGAATTGTCGGGGTAGATTATCACTTTCTTCAATGTTTGTCCCTTTCAATTTTTGGCATCGAGAAGATTCAGCGCCCGCCGGATTGCGTCCGCCGTTTCTTCCGTTAATCGCATGGCCTGTATCGTTTTTCCCGTCCGGTCTTTCTCCGCGACTTCAACTGTGTGAAAGTCGCTCGGTGCATCGCTCGCTGCTTTTTGCTTCCGTGTCACTACAACGCGCTTGCCTTGTGACCTGAGCGGTATCGTGATTATCATTTCTTGCCCTTTCTAAATGCCTCCGGATTCGTGCAAGTGGCATGATGGTCAACGTAGCCATATTCTCCCGCTCCGAATCCGCCTCTTCGTACGTGCCCGTCTTGCGTTATCAACGTTAGGCCGTTCGCCTGTTTCTTGTCAATCATCTCTTGCGTGATAATCACGGGGTCTGGATTCACGACAAAGTATCGACTACTTATTGCTGAACGGATGAACGCAATGGGAGCGGAACAGGCTCGGCATGGTCGTGTGTTGGTCAGCTTGATCATCGGTTCACTCCGATTTTTTTGATTAGCTCATCTATGGGTTTGCTCAAGTTTCCGTCACTCGCCGCCGATACAAGCTCGTTCGGGTGCTTCAATCGGTCAACGGTATAGGCGTAATGGTCGCGGACTGCGTTTTTCGCCGTCGCCCGTATCGTAGCCTTTATCCCAAGCGCCACGTAGTCCAGCCAATTGTATTTATACCTCAGAACGTTCAACGCGTTCGTCAATATCTTGATTTTCACATCATCCTTGACCTTGTAACAAAGCAGCCGCAGGTCGGACTCAAGGCTCCCCGTGCGTGGTTTCCACTCGAACGGGTTTGCCCGCCTCGTGGCGTTCTCGGCTATTATCAAGCGTCGAATGGATTGAACGAACAACACAAACTCCCTTTCATCCGGCCTCAGGATGAAGTCCTTCGATAGCAATTCGTCCTCCGTCCTTGCGCTTTCCCTTTGCCTTTGATTTTCCTCAACGTGCGAATGCACGTGTAAACTAATCTTTTCTTGTTGGTCAGGTTGGTTAGGTTGGTTGGTTGGTTGGTTGGTGCGTCCGACAAAACGCGGACTTGTCGCGGACAGGTCGCGGACAAGTCCGTCGTTTGTCTCAGACTTGTCGCGGACAAGTCCATCGTTTGTCTCAGACTTGTCGCGGACAGTCTGCCCATTCAAGCCATACAACCGAAGCATCTCAAGGTATAGCTCCGGCCTGCGCTTGAACTTGTAGTTTTTCAAATATCGCCCTGCATATTCCGGCCAATCGTGGACACGAAAAACGCCATCGCTCCGGTCAATCCATCCATTGCCTACCATAGCCTCAACAAAAGCATCCGCGTTCTCGTGGTCGAGGCCTACGCCTTCCGCCAATACCTTGGAGTTGAATTTGCGCAAGTCTCCAGTCGGTGCATAGTCCATCACGAAAAACCAGAACGCATGCAGCCTGCCAACGGCCTCGTATTTATTCCATCCCATAGCTTGAGCGAGAAGTAACGTCTTTGGATGGTTAATCAACTCGTGGTGTGATTCAATCCAACTCATGCCTCAGCCTCCCAAATGGTGGGTTGCGTTGTTGTCCAGTCCTGAAGCCGGCTCACTGCCAGCAAAATGTTGGTCGCCTCGTTCTTCAGGTGGAGAATCACTCCCTCAAGTTCTGAAGCGTCGCGGGCCATGAAATAGCCGCACGGTCTCGATTTCGATGAGCCTATCTTGTGCCCTTGCAGTCTTGCCTCCCGTACGATTTCCGCGACTTTCCGTTGCGTGATTCCGAACATCTCACCAACGGCCTCGCCCGTTATCGGGTTGTCCTTTGTATGCGAACCAATTACCCTGAGCACCGCGAGCGTCAACTTGACTTCGTCAATAGCCATATCGAAGTTTCCTCGCTTTCTTGTGAATGTCAACGTGAAGCGGTACGGACTCAAAGCCTTGTGCCGCCATCACTTTCTCGTAGATGCCGTCAACGTACGCCATTTGCTTCTGCGTTAGCTTCCGTCCGGAGCATGCAATCTTGAATAAGTCCGCCGCCGCCCTTTGGTGTTTCCCCGACTTGTCTTTGTACCGAAGAACGTGCAAGCGCTCAATGATGAACGCCAGCTTAGCCCTTGTCGAAGATTGGGCAATTTCATGTTCATCGTACTTTCGTTCCATCATCTTCGCCTTGTTGGAAGGGAATAACGACTCCGCCCCGCGTCGTGTCAAGCGCAAGCTCTTCTTGCAGTTCTTCGTCGCTCATCGGTTCCGTCAACACAACCTCGTTCGTGTCCGTCCGGATGATACGCTTCATTCCAATCGTCGGGCTGTCAAGATGAACGACACACTCCACGTTGCGTAACTCATAGCCCTGGCTTATTTTCTTGCTGAGTTCGAGAATTTCCTTGCGTAACGCAGGAATTTTCTTCCTCTCCGCTTCTATCTCGTCTATGGTCTCAACAAGGTCGGCGATATGCCGGCCTATCTCCGCGAGTTCCGAATCGTTCAGCTTGACGCTCAGTTCGAGCGCAATAGTCTTGGTTCCCATTTTGGTGTGTCTCCCCTTGTGTGCGGTTTGGTGTGATACAAAAAAGAATGGGAAGGATCGAGCCGTTACCACTTTTTACAGGAGTTCCGGCGTACCACCGCCGAAAAGACTCCCAACCTTCCCAAAAAGTGTCGAGGCGCGGCAGCCGACTGTGTACCATGCAACGGGGAATCGGCTGCGGCTAACGCACGGCTCGCTCACGTATGTACCCTCCCCGTTGCAATTTCTTTTTCCGATTTCAATGATTCCATCAGCAGGTTGTATCGAGTGAGGAATTCGTCAAAGTTCCTTACTACCCAATACAAGCCACCTGCGCGGTCAACTTTGAACGAACGCAAAACTTGAGCTTCGCTCAGTTTGTCCCTCCCCGTCTTGACCTCAATTTCAAGCCAAAGTCCGCCTTTGAAACAACAAAGAATGTCGCCGACTCCCTTTGACGCGGAAGCAACGCGCCTGAATGTTTTCTGCTTGGGGTCAAACACTCCGGTCGTGTGGTTCCGATGCGCCGCGTGCCCGTGTAGATTCAGAAAGTCAACGATTGCCGTTTGCAGCGCACTCGTCTCAGAGTTCGAGCGTGGCATCAGCTTTCCCCGTTTTCGGATGATAGACTTGTACTACGTCCCAAAATACGCCTATGGTTCGGGGTCTTGTCACGCGCAGTTTCCATGCGTCGTATCGCGCAAGGTAGTAAGCCTCGCGCAATGAGAAACACACCCGCCAGCTTCGGATGATGCGAACGTTGTTTTCGAGTGTTCCCGCCGTTGCAACAAAATGGCCGTCTTCATCATCGAATGGCATCTCATCTCGGTAGTCCTTCACAAGTCCGAGAAAGCCAATCAACCGAATGAAAAGAATTCTCAGCTTGTTCATGCGCCACCTCGGTGTTCAGAAAGATTGAACAACTTCTTGTAGTACACTTTTTGCGGTTGCATCGCTTCACTCCTTTGCTGTTTGTGATGGGTTAAGGATTTTCGCCAGCACCTTACCGTTTTTCCCCGCAGCGGACTCCTTCCCGTTCCCCGCAAAGGGGAGTTCGTCTTCCGTCTGCATCCACTCATCCGCACATTGCGCTACAAGGTCAGCCCAATGCTCGCGCTCGTTCGGTACCGCTTCGAGTTTCGCAATAACCTTCTCCAAGTTTTGCCGCTTCACGAATAGCGTCTCTGCGTCCATCTTCTCAAGTTCCGTCGATGAAGTCGTACCGATGCACTTTTCGTTGAGCAACACACGCAAGCGTTTGTCAGCCCCAGAGGAACCAAGCGCGAGACGGTCGAACAGTGCCTTGATTTTTTCGACTTCAATCTCACGCGCTTGCTTCCGGCGGTAGTAGTCGAAATTTTCAACGGGTGCTCCTGCATCATCGTTCGTCACGCCCGACACTTCACCCGTCGGAACGCCAAGGATAAACTTCACGACGGGCTGAAAGTCCTTGTACTTCGGATTTTTGAACACTTTCCCGTCAATCAATCCGCTCCGGTCTTTCAGTATTTGCGCCTCACGCCATACCTGAAGTCGATTCTTTGCACCAACCTCCTGCTTTTGTTCCATCCAAACATTCAGGTCGGGCTCGAAAGGTGTCTCACCAGCAAGCTTCAGTTTCACGCCGCTCTTAATGAATCCACCTTTGTGCTTCACTTTTCCGGTTTCCTCGTCGATTTCATCTTCTTCTTTTTCGTACTGAAAACCACCGCGTCCAGTGAAAACGAAATTGCCCGACAAGTCCACAAAGCGGTCAGAGAATTTTTCTTGCCACTCCGGAATGATTTTGCCCCAATCCTGCAAGGTCATAAAGCGCAAGCCGTTCTTTTTCAAGTAGTCCCTCACAAAATGATAATATACTTTCGTGAGCGAATCAACAAACAGAAAGTCAATCTCCCCTTTCTGGAGAAAGTCCATCGCTTGCAATACGTCGTTCAACGAAACGGTATCTTTGACTAATACCGGAACGCCCGCAGTTTGGAAAATCTGAATGAGGAACCGCGATCCCTTCTCGTTGTCAATCAAAAGAACAGGCTTCTTGAGTTTCATGTCTTTATAGCAACCGATAACGAATTCAGTCGCTGTCCGCGTCTTGCCTGCTCCAGCGAAGCCTCCAAATGATGCCTTTACGAAGTGATTCTTCGCAACAAGGCTTTTCGCAAAATCGTTGAGATTCATGTTTGCCCTCGTTTGTTTGTTGTTGTTTTTGTTTGCCTGCCCGTGAGGGGTAGGTAGTCAAGAAACGTCTTCCGCAGAACGCCGGAATTTTCCCTCCGCCTTCATCTCACGCTCGAATTCTGCGATTGCTTCGTTGTAATGCCCGAACGCTTGATCCGCAAGTTCTTCCATGTCCTGTGGACTCAGCCAATTCGTAACGTCCTTATCGAACGCCAAGCGTTGCGTCACCTCGTTGACGTGAAACTCACCGGCTTCGTTGAATTCTCCGGACACGGCAACCGGAACGCTCAACACTACGTGCGTCGCGAAGCTATAAGGTATCTTCATCATGCACCTCTCTGTTTGTTTTGTCGCGTGAACATTTGCCACCGCCACCTCTACCACTTCACGCCAGTGGTAGCCATCTTCACACTCGCCGAATTCGTGTGTGTACCACGTTACGGGCTTTGAACATTCCGTCGAATGCCTACTCCGTCGGGTCAGCGTCGCGAACGTTTCCATCGTGTTTTCCTTTGATTGATACCCTCACAAGTTCAGCAAGCTGAAAATACGCCTGAGGGTAAAGGCATACGCGAAAGAAATTCAGTTGCTCATCATCATTGAAACCCGTCCGGAGTTTCCGATAGAAACTCGACCGCGCCATCCCCATTTCATCAGGAATGCCCTTCATGGGATTCAAACTTGGATTGATTTCCTGCCAATTTTGAATTGCCCGCATGTACACTTTGAAAATCGCTTCCCTCTCCCCTGAGAAAGTTCTTTCCATTTTCGGAATGCACCACCATTGCACTGAGAGAGAACACGGCTTATATTTTCCCCTGACTGTTGAATCAATTATCTGAGTCTGCCGATGCAAGAATTTGACGTCTCGAACCGACAAACAACAAAAAAGCCGCATGCCCAGAACGGGACATGCGGCTAAAACTTGCATATTGCCTACGCTTAACTTGACAGAAAAATCACCGAGTACATCTTATTTGCTGCCAAGTACGTTGCCCGTCTGTGGAATCAATATACTAAAATCATGCGGTCATGTCAAGAGAAATTTTCAATTTCGCGCAAGTTTTTTTTCAGAAGTCAGTGAGCAATCTCACTTGGTTTATTTTTGCCTATTCGTAGATAGTAGCTCAACCACAATTTCCATCCACTCCAAAACACCAGAGCCAGCTAATGCCGCAAGATGATTTCAGGATTGACGTTGTCTTGAATTTCATTCACCGATTCGGCGAAGATGCTTTATTCTCCGTGCGTGATATGCTGAACGAGGGAAAGTCTCAGCAATTGATTGCAAGACTCACTATTGACAAAAACAACAAGCCCATCGATGCCACTCAATTGAGCCGCTTCATCAGAAACACATATCATTGTCTCTATGTTGTCAAGCCCGACATTATTACAATCCTTCAAACCATTTACGAGGCACGAGATGAGCGTATCAAAGAAAATCTTGCCGACTTCACAGCCACGATTCTCAGTATCACCGACACAAGTTCTAAAGCGCTTAGAAAAAAAACTTGACCCTGCGGCTTTTTCTGTGTTACTTGCACAATTGGAAGATGAACGCTTCACGCCCTGGAAAATCGCTCGCATTTGGGGAAATGGTTTGCAGGCGTGGCACGTCGTTCTAATGCGCAAAGTGGCAACACACAAACGGCTGGAGCTTAATGAAGAATGGCAGCAATTGAAAGCAAAGACTCCGCTCATGTTAGTTCCAAAACCGGACAAGATGCAGGAACCGGAAGCGGACACCGGCACATAGCCAACATTTGGCGGATTATTCGCCGACTGGACAAGGTGACACTCAAAGATTTTGACGCCGACAATCGAATCGTTCGCCGCATTTACCCAACAATAGAGAAAGGTTTGCCATGAAACGATTTGCTTTTCTCCCGCTCGTTTTTTTCGTCGCGTGCACTCACCCTCAGAAAGGTGACACGTATGAGAACGAAGTGACGGGCCGCGTCGTGGTCGTGGAAGATATTGGACAAGGTGCCGAACTTCTCGCCTCCTACCGTGACGTTGAGAAGTTTCTCAATGCCTCCGGCGTTTACCTCTTCCAAGTCGTTTGTCGTGATACGCTTCGTCTCAATGAGGAAAGCATCGCTTACAGTCTCAAGAATGAGCGGCTTGGTGTCACGTATTTCATCGTACCGCTCAAAGAATTCAAGCAACGTTTCCGCCGAAGATAAGTCCGACTCACTATCGAGTAAGAACGAAAACGCCAGCCGTCAGTATCGCTCCAGCTACAAACCCAGGGATGAATCTATCAATCCATGCAGGTCTCTGCGCTTCAAGTGATGATTCAAGAATTCTCACGCGTTCATCGTACGCCTCGACGGCTTGTTGCCTATCAGCAACAAGCCGCCTCAGGATACCGACTTTGAGTTGTTCTGCCGTCAACATAGAGTCACATGCGTCGAGTGCAATGTTGACGCCGATGATATTCTTGAACTCGTCAACGTCAACGGCCACCGTCACGGAATCGAGAGCTCGGACTTGTGCGGAAGTGATAGTACAAACGAACAAGGCTATCAACGTTATGAGTGTTTTGAACGGCAGAAAGCCGCCGACTTGTTTCTTTTGCAACATGCAAGACGTTCCTTTCAATTATCACGAGCGAATCTTTCCGCGCCGAAGCCATAGAATCGGCACGGGTCACGGTACGCATGAAAGCCTCGCGCGTCGCCTCAATTTGCGCACGACCTACGTTCTGGAGTTGGTGGATCAAGTACGCCAACCCTCCTACAAGAACCACCACCACCAGAACAACAAAACCAATTGCCGTCTTCGTGTTCACGATTTCGGCGTCCCCAAAAAGCCAACGGCCTTGCGTGTTCCTTCAACCGTTCGGGTCAAGCCTTGCTCAAGTTGTCGTTTGACTGTCGAGAGAATAGAAGTAACGTAACCAAGGACAACCTGCAAGATGAAGTCAACCCACATATTGCCCGTCAACGTCATCCCAAGGTAGTGGGTGCCAAGCCAAACCAAAACCCCTACCAACGGAACGACTACTCCCACGATAGTGATGCCCGGCACGTTGTCTCGAATCAATTTCAAGATTGACGCTATTACAGTCGGAGCGGTCAAGGATAGAAGAATAGTCCAGACCTGCTCCGGAGTGATGCCGCCCAGCAGTTGCGCAATGAGCGGAAAAGCGAAAAACGCCGCGAGTAGTAACTTCATGGCTTTAGTCCTTTATTGTTGTTGTTTGTGTGATTAGATACGGCTTCCCTCCGTATCGTTCCAATGCTCCGCTCCAGTCCGTCGAATCGAGTCTCAATATGTACGCTGTCAACGCGTCTCTGCCACTCTATGAGTTCAACGCGCCGTTTGGTTTCGCCATAATCCTGCAAGTGCACACTCAGAAGCGAATCGAGTTGCATTTGACGGACATGGTCTCGTACGATGATTCCTCGCCAATCCCAAAGTGAAAAAATAATCGGTACAGTGGCGAATATCAACGTTACGACGGCCTGCGAGACAAGACGCGCCGATACGTCGCGAAGCCATTGCTTGAACCTTGTTCCCATATTTTAGAGTTTTCCCCCCAATGATTATTGAATTGTCCAAGTACCGGAAGCAAGCCCAAGCGAGAACGCTGAAAATATCATTGCAAGAACGACCTTCCAAGTACCGCGTTTCATGTTTTCAATGGAGTGCCACGTTCTGCCCACCCGCAAAACGACATTCGATACAGGTATTAGTGGAGCCGACTCGTCATGCGTGAAAACGTCAAGAACGGAGTGCGAAAAAAATGCCAAAGTGTACGGAACAAGCCACCGTTCTTGCAGGAACCACGACAAGAACAAGCCCATGATGCCGTACCAAATAGAATGCAAATGCCCGTTCAGTGAACGAATCCATGCCGGAAGCGTCTCCCACTCTTCCCAAATGTTCGTCACGAGCTTGTGACGTTTGACGGAAAGATAAGCCGCCGCTACGACTTGCCCAATGTCCGAAGCGTTCCCCAACAAGGCTCCGGCCAATGGCGCCGATGGCGTACAGGCTGCCCCTATCAGTCCATGCGTCAACGGTTCAGCCATACGGCGGCCTCCTTCCGTTCTTTAAGTCTTGAATCGACAAGCCAAAGGTATATTGAAAGTGCGGAGCGTCCCGTTTCTTTTCCTGCCAACGACCGCCCCACTCCAAGCCAAGCTCTTCGCCGATGCGCCCGACTTCTTCCCAATCGCTCACACCGTTTGCGTTCACGTCGGCGTCATTTTCCCATCTTACTTTTCCGTCGCGGCCAATGATTGCCACGTCGAAAGCAAGCCCATAGTTATGGTACGACTCGCCTCCCCGTGCGTTCGTGACAACGCGGCCTGGTGCCGTCCGCCCTTGTGCGTAGAGTGCATCCTGCTCTTCTTTCGTGCGGTAGGTTTGAGTGATGATGATTGGCGTTCCGTTCTCCATCGCTCGCAGGATTAGCTTCTCGGCAAGTTTCCTCACCTTCGGGTGTAAATCGTTCAGGCTTCTACTCATATCGTGGCTCAGCTTTCAATAAGTCCGTGAGTTCTCAACCTGTTCGCAATTTCATCGACTTGTGCGCGAAGATTCTCCACGAAGTCCATGAAGTCCTGCATTTCATCTTCATTTTTGAACGCCGTTCCTGCATCAGTTGGCGTGAAATCAGGAAGGCTGCTCGGTACCGTTACCCCTGGCTGTCGAGATGCAATCACCTGAATGCCGTTCACTTTGACTCCCGCCGATACGTCCGCCAAGCCGTCCGATTCCTCAACGAGAATTTTCCCCGTCTTGTCTTGTAGGTACTGCTTCCTGTTTGAGCTAACACTATCAGGTGCTTCAATCTCAACGTATTGTGAAACGTCTATGCAATAGTACCGCGTCAGGCCGTTCCGTAGATTCGGGAATCCGAAAATCGCCGACGGAACATCAATAAATTGTCCGTGCCCGTTCTCTCCCACTAACGTGTCCGTCGCACGAATCTTGCCTTGAACGGTCAAGCGTTCCGTCGGCGTCATGCCGATGCCGACTTTGCCCGTGTCGTCGATTACTATCGTGCCGCTCGGAGCAAGTGCGGCAATCGAAATAACTTCAGTGATTGCGTCAAGCTCCGTTTCGACGGTCTTCATCTTTGTTTGCAATTCCCCGACAAGGCTTGCAAGGGAATCTTGCTCTTTGTTGAGCACTTCCAACGTTTCGTCTTGCCACTCTTCTTTTCCTTCAAGCTGGAAAAGATGCCGCTCGACCTCTTGTAGGATATACGCAAACCTCAACGGCGATAGCGGTCTTTCATCGGTGACGCCCGCGTTGTACTCTTCGCGGGTCAGTGGCAATTGGAAGTCGTCTATTGCGTCGGGATATAGCGCTTTCATTTTTCAGTACACCTGAATCAATAGCGAACCACCAGACAAAATATCATCACTCAGCGCACCAGCGCCATTGAACGAGTAAATGTCCACCGTATCACCGCCAGCAAGCCCGAATGCGAACCCAGCGCCTAAGCCCTTCGTAACGAAGACAATTGCGCTGTTTGTGCCAAATGCGCCCGCAAGAGTGCCTCGATAGTATCCTGTTCCCATGCGACTCCATACGACAGTTCCGCCAAGAGTATTTGAGATGATTGCAACAGTTGGCGGTAACGTGCCGCTCTGCGAAATTTTTGCAACGAATTGTTTGAAAGCGAATTTTGACGGCGAGATTGCGCTGTCGGGGATTTTGTCATTCGTCACGGCGTTTGCTGCGAGTTTCGCATTCGTCACCGCCGCATTCGCGAGCTTGTTCGAGTCAACGGCACCGTTCGCAATCTTCGCGTTTGTGACTGCCGCCGTTGCAATCTTTGTTTCCGTCACCGCTCCAGTTGCAATCTTTTGTTCCGTGACGCCACCATCTTTCAATCGTAGCGACTTCGTGCCCGAACCCGCAGTCGTTTCTATTCCTACGCCATCCGCAACACTCGCCTTGAGTGCATTCCCGTCGATAAGGTCATCTTTCAGGACACCGTAATTTTGCAGGATTGATTTGAGCGCCTTCCAGAAACGAATCCAATTCCCATTTAGACCCGTCCCAGCCGCGCCAGTCTCGTCAAAGGATTGAGCGCCCGCCCCAGGGTCTTCTTCGTGTTCCCACGTTCCCGTATCGAGAAAATCGTTGCTACTTACTCGCGCCATGATGCCATTTCCTTTCGCTTAGAGTTGATTGCCGTAATTTGTACCATATCGGTAGCCGTAACCTGCCGATGGAGTTGGGAAAACTACGTTTTCCTTGCCCCTGAATTTGAGAACGACTTTCTTGTGTCCGCGTTGAACATGCCGCGCAAGGTCGATTTGCCCGTCAAATATCACGTTGTACTGTCGGCCTGGCCTGTCGATGCGTGGAATGAGAATCAAGGTATCATCAGGCCGCGCATTCAGTGCCGGCCTGAGCTCGAGCAAGGTATTGGCCGGAATGAATTCTGCATAATTTAGCTCGACTTTGTACTCCCACCCGAAAAACAGTGACGCCTTCCGCGAACGATACAAGTCGTGCGTCAGTTGGTCGGGAATAAACGTCTCCGTCAATTCTTGGCATGCAGGCAGGTCAATAACCCACCCGTCCCGATAGCATATCTGCCCATCGGTAGGCGTCCCGCCGTACCATGCGTCAACGAAAAGCCTGTGCGCGTCGATTGCCGTGACTTTGCCCCAGACTTTCCGGTCAGGCTGTCCATCTATGAGTCGAAATGAATGAATACGCATGCCGACTTTCACACCGTAGTTTGTGCCGATGTTCGTTGCCACTACGATATTCGGCTGGTATTGTGTGCTGTTGTCGCTAATAGGCGTAGCCGTTGCGTGAACGACTATCAACCGAGGCTTACCACCTCCTGCGATGAATTGAATGTCTGCCATGTGATTGATTTTAGAGGCTCAGCAATTCAAGGTTCGTTTTCCCACTCATCAGGTCAGAATCAAAGCGTTTTACAAGATACGAATTTCCGCCTCTAAGCGAGGCAGGGAAACGAGAGCTTGTCACTCGTTGATTCAGTTTCAAGTCGATGTCAGAAACTTGGCACCGGATTTTGCGCTTAGTCAGGAACCAATCGCGCCAATCTTCTTTGAAAAGTTCGACATCAGTCTCCCGCCCGAAGAATGCCCAAACGTCAAACGGGTCTTCCTGCCGCACGTTCGGCAAGCCAATTTCCGTAAATCGAACTTGCGGCTTGAGTTCAAGGATTCTGCCGTTCGGTCGTTGTCCTCCAACATCCACGATGTCGTTCTCCCATCGCCATATCGCCTCGTTGAAACGTCGATAGACGTTGAACGTGTTTCGTACGCTTGGCATTTCTTCTCCTATTGATACGAAATAGACGCCGTAGCTGTCGCGGAAGTCCACGATGCCGTTATTATGCGGTATCGTGTGAATGCGTCGCAGGTTTGTCAAGTTGATAATCCTTGAATCCCAACGAAAAACGCGTCGATTCGTCACAATTGAGGGGAATTGCGGAATTCTAATCGTAACCCACCAACCGGTAGCGCCCTCGCCTGGATTCGGTAGCGTGGTCGTGTAAGGTCGCGAAGCTATTAACGGAACGTTAGCGTCATTGAATCCAACGACAACCCATGTTTGAGTACC